AGAAAACTAGGAAGTATAGGACAACATAATGGCAACGTCAGGAACATTTAACTTTAACTTAGATATAGATGAGGTGATCCAAGAAGCTACGGAGATGATCGGGGGAGAACAAACCCTTGGTCATACTCCAGCTTCTGCACGTAGATCTATTAATCTAATGTTAAAGGATTGGCAGAATAGAGGTATTCTACTATGGACTACCTATACTACATTGGTAACTGTAGCTACTAGTACCACTTCCTATGCATTGGCAAGTGATACCTTGGATGCATTGGAAGTAGTATTACGTAGAGATGACACAGATATACAACTACAAAGAATTAGTTTTGAGGAATATCAAATTATTCCCAATAAGAAGCAGACAGGTAGGCCAAGTCAGTTTACAGTAAAAAGAGATAGAGATAACCCAACTGTTCTAGTATGGCCCATACCTGAGAATAGTACAGATATTTTAAATATAGAAGGAATACGAGAACTGGAAGATGTTAATAAGTCTGCTGATCAGAATGCAGATCTTCCCAAAAGATTTCTTCCACCTCTTACATGTGGACTTTCCTATTATCTTGCAATGAAAACTCCCGGCATAGAGGGAAATNGAATAGGAAATGTTAAAAGGAAACTATGAAGAATTACTTGCAAGAGCATTAGAAGAAGATAAACAANGAGCTAGTATGTATATTAGACCTCATATAAATACGGTNTAAGATGGCTAGTAATAAGAATGCTCTAGCAATGTGTGATACATGTGGATTTGTTTATCCACATAGAGTTATGAAAATGAATAGTTATGGGATGCTGGTATGCCCACAAGATTATGAAGGTAAGTATGACCTAAAGAATCATCCTCAGAATAAAGTACCTGATGTTAGAGATAACCCGGCAATACGTAACCCTCGTCCTGATATTGGTGGTAGATTTGTAGAATGGCAAAATGCTTCCAATACTTGGGATTCAGAAGATAAATGGTGGCAAACGATATGAGCACATTAACAGGAAGACAAATATCAGATACATATAAACAACTCGTAAAGCTGGCTGTAAGTGCCAATGCTGGTGTCTCTGCTGATCTTACACAGATACAAACAGGTGATGGTACTAATATAGCTTTCCAAGTAGCAACTGGAGCAGCCAAGGCAACAGGTACATTTGGAGTAGATGGTAATGCTTCTGTATCTGGTAACGTACAAATAGGTGGTACAGTAACTATTGAGGGTACTCATATTGCAGCACCTAATGCAAAAGTATGTGCCTCTGCATTCTACGGTGATGGTTCCAATATTACAGGTGTTGATTCCAGTGTAGGTGGAAATGTTTGTGTAGGAAATATATCAGTAGTAGGTAATGCATATGTAAGTGGTACATCCCAATTCGTAAGTAAGGTAGAATTTGATGACGATGTATGTGTAAGTGGTAATACTGTACTCGTAGGTAACTTGGCCGTAGGTGGAACTACCACCATAACAGGAGCTGTTAGTCTTGGAAGTACATTGGATGTAGCTGGTAATGTATCCGTCAGTGGTACATTTAAAGGAACAGGTGCAGCTACCTTTGAATCTACAGTTACCGTATCAGGTGATGGTACATTCAAGAAAGATGTATCGGTTAGTGGTGATGCCAATATAGGTACGAACCTAACCGTAGCAGGTACAGCAACAATAGGTGGAGCTACAAGTATAGCAGGAGCCTTGAGTGTCGGAGGAGCTACGAACTTACTCAGTACACTAACTGTAGTAGGTAAGGCAGAGTTTGACGATGATGTATGTGTATCAGGTAACTCAGTATTAGTAGGCAACTTAACTGTCGGAGGTACGGCTACCATAGGTGGTGCTGTAACTTTGGCAGACTCACTTGGTGTGGGTGGAGCTTTATCCGTAGTCGGTAATACATCTCTAAGTGGTAATCTTAATATAACAGGTACTGTAACTATAGCAGGTACTGGTGTACAAGCAGCCAATGCAAAGGTTTGTGCTTCTGCTTTCTATGGTGATGGATCTAATTTAACGAATGTTCCAGCTTCTGGTAATACATCTGTTTCAGCTTTACGTATAACAGGTAATGCTACAATTGGTGGTACTCTTAGTGTAGCTGGTGCAGTTAACTTCCTAAGTACAGCTACTGTATCTGGAGCTTCAGGGTTCCTTAGTACAATACGTGTATCAGGTGCTACAAGTCTTGGAAGTACACTAGATGTAGCAGGTAATGCATCTATAGGTGGTACTCTGGCACAAACAGGTATAGCTACCTTTGCTGCCAAGGTTGAATTTAACGATGACGTATGTGTAAGTGGTAACTCAGTATTAGTAGGTAACTTAACTGTAGGTGGTACAGCTACTATTGGAGGTGCTGCCAGTATAGCTGGTGCTCTAAGTGTAGGAGGTGCAGCTAACTTTGCTTCCACAGTTACCGTAGCAGGTAAAGCAGAATTTGATTCTGACGTTTGTGTAAGTGGTAATACAATACTTGTAGGTAATCTAGCAGTAGGAGGCACAACTACTATAACAGGTGCTGTAAGTCTTGCTAGTACTCTTAGTGTAGGAGGTGCAGCTAACTTTGCTTCTACTGTTACTATAGCAGGTAAGGCAGAATTTGATGATGATGTTTGTGTAAGTGGTAATACAGTCTTAGTAGGTAATTTGACTGTTGGTGGTACGACAACTATAGCAGGTGCTGTTAGTCTTGCTAGTACATTAAGTGTAGGTGGTGCAGCACATTTTGCATCAACAGTTACTATAGCTGGTAATACAACTCTTACTGGTACATTGGGTGTAGGTGGAGCTACTAATCTAGGAAGTACAGTTACTGTTGTAGGAGCAGGTACATTTAAAGATGATGTATCGGTATCAGGTAATGTAAATATAGGTGGTACAGTAACTATAGCTGGTGCTAATGTACAAGCTGCAAATGCAAAGGTATGTGCAAGTGCCTTCTATGGGGATGGTTCTAATCTTACAGGTATTACTACTTCAATTGAAGGTAATATATCAGTTGGTAATGCTACTATAGGTGGTAACTTATTCGTAGGTGGTACAGCAACTATAGTTGGCAATACAACCTTAACAGCTAACCTTGGAGTAGGTGGAACATTTACAGCCGTAGGTAAAGCAGAGTTTGATGATGATGTTTGTGTATCTGGTAATACAGTACTTGTAGGTAACTTAGCAGTTGGAGGCACAGCTACTATTGGAGGTGCTGCTAGTATAGCAGGAGCTTTAAGTGTAGGTGGTGCTACTAATCTTTTAAGTACATTAACTGTAGCAGCTAAAGCAGAATTTGACGATGACGTATGTGTGTCAGGTAACTCTATATTAGTAGGTAATTTAACAGTAGGTGGTACAGTAACCATAACTGGTAATACAACTCTAACAGGTAACTTAGGAGTTGGTGGTACAGCAACTGTTGTAGGTAAAGCAGAGTTTGATGACGATGTTTGTGTCTCAGGAAATACAGTACTTGTTGGTAACTTAGCTGTAGGTGGTACTACAACGATAGGTGGAGCTGTTAGCATAGCAGGAGCACTTAGTGTAGGAGGAGATGCTAATGTAATTGGTCATGCTGCTATAGGTAAAGGAGGAGTTGTAGATGCAACTAGAGGTTTAACTGTAGTTGGGCCAGATGATGGATCATCTAATGCTATTATTGTTGGATATAATGACAGTTTAACACAACAATTTCGTGTAGCAAATGATGGTGTTATGCAAGTTGCAGGTAAGGCTGAATTTGATGACGATGTATGTGTTTCAGGTAATTCAATCTTAGTAGGTAATCTTACTGTAGGTGGAACTACTACCATAGGTGGAGCTGTTAGTATAGCAGGAGCACTTAGTGTAGGTGGTGCTACTAATCTTCTAAGTACAGCTACTATAACTGGTAACTCAGGATTTCTTGGTACAGTTAGAGTGTCAGGTAATACAAGTCTGGAAGGACAATTACAACTTACTAAGAGTGCAGCAGCCGTTGTATGTGCTACAGCTATTAATGGAGTAACCTCTGTATCTTTGGCATTNGGTACAGCACAAAACTTTTCTACATCTGTAACAGCAGCACATACTCTTGCTAAACCTACAGGATGTAGGACAGGACAGACAGGAAGTATTTTCTTGGTACAGCAAGGTGGAAGTGGTACAATGGCTTACAATGCTGACTTTAGATTTATAGATGGTACTGATCCTACAATGTCTACTTCTAGTGGATCAACAGATCGTTTAGATTATATAATAGTNTCAGCTTCATCTGATGGAGTAGGTGGAGTTATTCAAGCAATTCTATCGAAAGGTTATTCGTAATGGGTTTATTTCAAAATCATATGATGGCAGCAGCAGCAGCAGCTACAGCAGATACTGCATATAGTATTGATAATTCTTGTATGTTCGATTTTGCTTCTAGTTCTTATTTAACAAGAACTCCGGGTGCTGCTGGAAATCGTAGAACTTGGACAATGAGTGTTTGGTTAAAGCAGACAAGATTACCTAGCACAACTAGTGGAGGTCTTGCCTTCTTTAATGCTGGTGCAGAAGAATTTTTTTGGCATGATAGTAATGATCAATTATATATAGTTACTGAACCTAGCACCGTTCATAGATTAACTAGTGGTGTCTTTAGAGATGGTGGAGGATGGTATCATTTATTTCTTGCTTCTGATACCACAAATGCTACAGCAAGTAATAGGCTTAAATTTTTATATAAATGGTGTTGTCCCTTCGTTAAGTACAAGTGCCAACCCTTCCGAAAACTTTGATTGGGATATAAATAACACTGTTGCACACAATATTGGAAAAAGGGCTGGAGATTACTGGGATGGATATATGGCAGATTTTATTCTGGTAGATGGAGAACAAAAAGAACATACAGACTTTGGTAAAGTAAACGATGAAGGAGTATGGGTTCCTATAGACTATACTGGATCATATGGTACAAATGGATTTCATTTAGATTTTGCATCTAGTGGTGATTTAGGTAACGATGTTAGTGGAAATAATAATGATTTTACTGTCAGTGGTATAGGTTCAGATCATCAAGTTACCGATACTCCTACTACTAATTATCCTATATTAAACTTTAATGATGCTCATACAGAAAGTAGTGCAGTACTTTCAGAAGGTTGTCGAAAGTTCTTAAATACTAATACAGCTAAAGCTAATGATGTACGAGCAACTTTTGGTATGTCTAGTGGTAAATGGTATTGGGAAACTAAGATTACTGATCTAGGACAATCAGGTGTTAATAGAGAAATTCTTGGAGTTGTAAGTCCATCATGGGAGATTGATTCAGGTTCGGATGGAACAGCTTTTCCATTTGTTTCAGGAAATAATGGGTATGCTTATGCAGCATCAGGAAGTAAGGTCTATAATGATAGTGCCACTTCCTATGGTACTGCATTTTCTGTTAATGATATTATTGGATGTGCTCTTGATTTAGATAATGGAAAAATTTGGTGGTCACTTAATGGGACATACCAAGCTAGTGGTGATCCAGCAGCAGGATCTAATGAAGCCTTTTCAAGTTTATCAGGTATGTTTCAACCAGCTTTCTCAGTAGATTATGGAACTGGTAATTCTGGAATACTTGTAAACTTTGGACAACAGTCTTTTAATACTGCTGCTCCAACAGGCTTTAAGGCATTAAATTCAGCTAACTTAGAACCTACTATTTCAGACCCATCAGCTCACTTTCAAGTTGCTACTTACTCAGGAAACAGTAGCACACAAACTATTACTTTTGATGGAGCTTCGGATATGCAGCCAGACTTTGTTTGGGCAAAAAGTAGAAGCAATTCGGATGCTCATGTTATACAGGAAGCAGCAACTGGAACTGGAACGGCTCACTTTCTTACTAGAACTAATTCAGATGCCGTAACAGATGCTGTAACAGCATTCAATTCAGACGGATTTGCATTAGGTGATGGTAGTGAGTTATCTGATGGAACAATCAATACAAGTGGTAGAACCTATGTATCTATGAATTGGAAGGGGAATGGTTCTGGATCTTCTAATACTACTGGCACTATCAATACAACAAAAACCTCTGCAAACACTACTGCTGGAATAAGTATAAATACCTATACAGGTAATGGAACTGACCAAGCTACATATGGTCATGGTTTAGGAGTCACTCCTCTTTTCTCATGGACGTTATCTCTTACTAGTGCAGATCATAGAACATCAAGTACTTGGATATTTGGAGATACTGCTTTTAGTAAACAAGTTGGGCTAGATGCCGTTGGTGATGCTTTCGGTGCTTCTAATGCTGGATTAGGTAAGGTTGAGGGAGGTTCGAGTACAGTGATTACATTAGGACAAGACCCTGCTGTAAATGGGTCTAGTATAACATATATGTCTCTTGTATTTGCAGAAATAGAAGGATTTTCTAGGTTTAGCTCATATACAGGTAATGGAAGTTCAGATGGACCCTTTGTCTATTGTGGTTTTTCCCCGGAGTTTGTTATCACTAAGGCCAATAGAGGAGGAGAGCCTTGGACTATGTGGGACAGAAAAAGGAGTACTTTTAATCCTGCTGATGATTATTTAATGCCAACTAATAGTGATGCTGAAGCTTCATCTTCTAGCATTTCAATAGATTTTCTTTGTANNGGNTTNAAAGTTACAGGGTCAGATAGTAGGGTTAATCGTTCTGGGCATGATATAATTTTTGCAGCATTTGCTAGACATCCTCTAGGTGGTGAAAATTTAGGAGCAGCTACAGCCGTAATATAAGGAGAATAATATGTGGGCTTTAATACAAGATGATAAAGTAGTTGAAATTTATAATTATCCAAAATCGGTTATTATAAATGAAGT